TCTTTCCGCCTGCGTGTGTCCAAGGTTCAGTCAATAGGATGCGTAAGCGCGGAATCTTAAAGCCTGGTGTTCCTGGGCATCCTCAGGAAAAAGGTCAGTGGTACACCAGCATGGGCTTAGACCCAGCGATGAGTGGTAATACCGCTGCTGTTATTATGACGGTAGATCGTCAGACAAGAAAGCGCTACATCCTTGATGTGGAGAATATGCAAGAGCCTACTCCACAAAAGATTCAAAAGTTAATTGAGGCGTGGGTTGAGAAATATCGCCCTCAGGAGTTACGTATTGAGACGAACGCACATCAGAAGGCTTACGCCTTAGATGAAGTACTACGTAACTACCTAGCCTCGGCGGGGGTCAGATTCTCTAGTCAGTTCACTGGCAGAAATAAGTGGGACACTGGTTTCGGTGTCGCTGCTATGTCTGGACTGTTTGGGACAATGCGTGGTAGCACACATCAAAATGATAACCTGATGGAGATTCCATCTCAGGATGGCTCAGAAGGTATCAAGGCTTTAATTCAACAATTGATTACTTGGAAGCCTGACACTAAAGGTAAGACTGACTGTGTTATGGCTTTATGGTTCTGTGAACTACGTGCAAGAGAACTTATCGGTACAACCCGTATGAGTCAAAGTCATATTCAAAACAAGTGGGCGACTAAACGCCAAAGAGAAACCCAGTACATAGTCAACTTGAACGACTATGAATTTGGTCAAGACGAAGGATAACAATGGCGCGTTCATATGAACAGATAATGAAAGACATTGAAACTATAAAGGCAACTCCTGCTTTTCAAAAGAAGATGGCAGCCTGGCAAAAAGAAATTGAAAAAACAAAAAAGGCAGAGGCTGCAAAAGCAGAAGCCGCAAAGCCAAAAACTAAACCAAAATCTCCAACAACTCGTGCTACAAGCAAGACACCTATAGTTCGTAAACCACCTACTGGTGGTAGTGGTGTGCGTGGTGGTTTAGGTTCATTTGGTAGTGGCGGCGGTCTTCGCGGCAACGTAAACAAGTAAGGATAACAATGGCAGACATCAAGATTATCGCGCGCCGCGTGGAGGCTATGAAGCATCGTGCTGCAGAGCGCGACGGTAACATGGCCAACATCCTGGCTGTGCGCCAAGGAAAAATGGTTGAGGTATTCCCTGACCTATTTCCTGAGGGCATGGATAAGGCTATGGTTGCCAACTTTGTTGATGTTGCAGCACGTGACCTTGCAGAAGTTCTAGCACCGCTACCTTCTATCAACTGCTCAGCAGTAAACGTCACATCAGATCGTGCTCGTCAGTTTGCTGACAAGCGTGCAATGATTGCTAACAACTATGTTTACCAATCACGTTTACAGACTCAGATGTATCCAGGTTCTGACCAGTACTTCTCCTATGGTTTCTTGCCTATTCACGTTGAGCCAGACTGGGAGAATAATCTTCCACGTATCCGTGTCGAAGACCCACTAGGTGTTTACTACGAGAATGATCGCTTTGGTCGTGTAGTTGCTTATGCTAAGCGCTACTCAAAGACTATTGCAGAACTTGTTAATGAGTTCCCTGAGCACCAAGGTGCAATCATGGGACGCTGGGGTACAGAGCAGAACCTTAATGCACCAGTAGACATTATTCGCTACATGGATAAAGAAGCAATTATTCTTTACATGCCTGCTCGTGATAATTTAGTTTTGTCATCTGCTAAGAACCCAATGGGTAAGATGACTGTTCGTATCGCGCTTCGTCCATCACTAGATGGTGAACCACGCGGTCAGTTTGATGATGTTTTATTCGTACAGTTGGCGCGTGCACGATTTGCAAACCTTGCTATGGAAGCAGCCGAAAAGGCTATCCAAGCACCGCTTGTTGTGCCTGATGATGTACTAGATATGCCAATGGGTCCTGATGCGATTATCAGAACCAACCAACCAAACGCTGTCGGGCGTGTCCGTTTGGATATTCCCGCTGCTACTTTCCAGGAGCAAGCAGCACTCCAATCTGAGTTAAGACTCGGTGCTCGTTATCCAGAAGGTAGAACAGGTAACATCGATGCCAGCATTATTACTGGCCAAGGTGTTCAAGCACTTCTAGGCGCCTTCGACTCTCAGATCAAGGCTGGTCAAACCATCCTTGCTGAGGTGTTTGAAGATGTCTTGAAGTTGTGCTTTGAAATGGATGAACTCCTTTTCAATGAAGAGAAAAGTGTCAGAGGTGTAGCGCAAGGCACACCGTACGAGTTAAAGTACATGCCAAGCAAGGACATTAAGGGCGATACTTCGGTAGAAGTCCGATATGGCTTGATGGCTGGATTAGACCCTTCGCGTGCTCTGATTTTCTCACTACAAGCACTAGGTGCTGACTTGGTATCAAAGGATTTCATTCGTCGTGAACTTCCATGGAGCGTAAACGTTTCACAAGAAGAACAACGTATTGAAATCGAAAAGATGAGGGACAACTTAACTGCTGCTATTACAGCAAGTGCTCAGGCAATTCCTGCTATGGCAGCCCAAGGACAAGATCCATCTCCACTAATTAAGAATATTGCTGACATCATTGAGCGTCGTCGCAAAGGTGAAAGCATAGAGGCTGCTGCATTGGCCGTGTTCACTCCTCCCGAGCCTGAACAACCAGTACAGCCAGAGATGGCTCCACCAGGCACACAGGGCCCAGTTGAGAATGCGCCCCCGTCCCCAGCAACTCCTGGACAACCCTCTGGTGGAGCCCCTCAACAAGGCGGAGCACCTGACTTAGCATCAATTTTAGCAGGCTTAGGATAAGGAAACGAAATGGCTACAAGGAAGAAAAAGGTAGTTGATGACAACTACTCAAAACTAGACCAGTACGCTATTGAGTTACATGAGTTTTATAAGTCTTTGCGTAAAGCAGGATTCTCAGTTGAAATCTCACTAGGAGTTCTTGGCATGAAAGAAATCCATCCTGAATGGATGGTAACAGCACCAACATTAGATGACGTTAGAAAATACTTAGACGAAGACGAGGACTAAAATGGCAACAGATCAACCTGGAGGTCCAGGTAAGTTCGCTCGTCGAAACGACTTGGGTAATGTAAAGAAGATTCAGCGTGATGCTAAGATTCAAGAGTCTGCTGGCGGTGCTTATGGGCAACGCGCAGAACTTCAAGGATTAGCATCTGGTGCTCCAATGGCACAGGCTCCTTCTCGATCAATGGCTTCTGCTATTCCTGTAGTTGGAGCATTCGAACCTACACAGCGTCCTGACGAACCAATTACTGCTGGTGTCAACGCTGGTGAAGGTCCTGGTTCAGAAGTATTGATGACTCCTATTGATGCACCTGATCAACTATCAGTTCTTGCACGCGCTATGTACATGGCAAATCCAACTCCCCAACTTCGACGTATTGTAGAAGCATTCGACGAAGAGGGGCGCTAATTGCCATCTTTAGATTACTGGAACCCTGAGAAGAATAAGAAACTTAAAACAACAAGTATCTTTAACAATCCTCAGTTGCAGATGGACCGTTTGATTCAGGCTGAAATGGGCGCACTTAGCCCTGCCCAATATCAGACATTCACTGCATTCATGTCACGTTACCCTAACCAGAGCAAAGACTTTATCATGTCTGCTGTTCGCATGGGGTTTTCACCTGACACACCAGGAATCGGCAAACTCGCATCTATCGATGGACTTGCACAATTAAAGCAAGACTTGACTAACCAAAAGAATATTAAGTCAAGCATTGAAAAAGACAAGACAATTGTTGGTGATATCCGTGATGGATTATACTCAGTACTTAAGGGAACAACTCGCGTAGGCTTTGCTGCTACACGCTCTGTATATGATTCTCTTACCACTCTTGGTCGTGATGCTTACGCTATCTCAACTGGCCAGAAGGCTCCAGATTTTAATCAAGTTCTCAAAGATGTCGGACAGGGTATCTTTGGTGAGTCTACTCAACTAGGACAACTAGGTCGTGCATTCCTTTCCGACCCTACAAATGTTGATACTGGTTCAGGTTTCTTCCTATCAGATGACTCAAAGGTTTCTAAAGCACAGGCTAAGTCTATGGCTGCCTATGGTCAAATCAATGGTAAGTCTTTCACGCTAGGTCGTGGATTGATGACTACTGTTGGTGCAGACCCTAATAGCACTACATACCGAGTAATGTCAGGTATCGTTGATGCAACACTTAACATTGGCACAGACCCATTGACATACCTTGGACCTGGTGCACTTACAAAGATTGGCCGTGGCGGAAAGCAACTTAAGGGTGCTAAGGCTGCAGCACAGCGTGAAGAACAGCGTATTGCTGCTGAGTTCAAAGAGCGTACAGGTCTTACTAAAGACGAGAAGGTTCTTCTTAAAGAACGTACCGCTGGTGCTAAAGAAATTATTCGCCAAGCAGAGGTTGCATACCTTAAGGCTGACGAAAAGTTGGCTAAAGCAGCAGATGCTCGTAATTCTGCAGATATTTCTAGAGCACAGAAGCAACTTAATGCTGGTATTAAGAACGAACAAAACCTTGTTAGTGGCAACGGTACTGCTGTAACAGAACAAGCAGTAGCAGAGTTCGTATTTGATGCTATGAACACTGGTAAGCAGGCTGATGTAGTCGATAGACTCAGCAAGTTGTCTGCAGACTTCTATAATACTGGTGAAGGCTTTACTGCTGCAGTATTCTTTGATGATATTCCTGAGGCTGGCAAACTAACATTTGCTACTCGTGGTAATGATGAGTTTGTAGCACAGTTTACTCCTGGCAAGAAGAAGCCAGTTGTAGTAGATATGGCTGCTGACTTTACACAGGTTACAGGCAAGGCTGCTCAGAAAGAACTTAGCAATCGTACTGCATTACGCGATTTTCTTCTAGAGAAGTCAAATGATTTTGAACTTCCTGGTCCTACACGCGATGCATTTTCTACACTTGCTAGTGATATTGATGAGTCATTACGACTTATTGATAGCGTTCTAGGTGGTACACCTGAGTCTCTAGGTTCTTTCGTAGGCAAAATTGCTGCCCAAAAGGTTCCACAGGCTACAGAACTTATGATTGATGCTATCCAGGATATCTGGAAGGCAGACATTTTTACCAACATTCGTAGTATCTACGGAGATATGGGTGGAGTAGCAATCACTAATGGTGATTTAATTGCTGCTCGTGGTATCAAGGCTAGCGAAGTTCTAGCAGAATCTACCAAGACTGGTGCTGCTGCAGCGTTTGGCATCACTAAGGCTATGGAAAAGTCTGATGCAACTATGCGTAAACTGCAAAAGGCTGTCGATGATGCACAAAAGAACTTAGAAGATACTAAGGCACGCCTAGGTGATATCACTAAGTTACGTACTTTTGTACAACGTGACCCAGATTTAGTTAAGCAGATTGTCAATGACCCTGACAATGCC